TTAACCGCCGGTGCGGAAGCTCTTGCGGCCGAAATAGGAACCGGAAGACGCGGGCTTTGCCGGGGCTTCGGGTTCGGCTGGTGTTTCAGCTTCAGTTTCCGCGGGCGTCTCGGGCGCCGTCTCAGCCGGGGCTGGCGCGGCCTCCGGCGTCTTGCCGTCCATCAGATCGCGGATCCAGGCGCAGGCGGCGCCGGCGGTGGAGACTTCGATGTCCGGCACGCTCTTGTCGAGGCGGCGGGCGAGCAGGCGGGCCTGATGCGCCGTCAGCGATTTCAGCTGCGCCTCGAAAATGTCCTTGCCGACGGCGTCGCGCAGGGCGCGCATGACGTCGACCGTCTGCCCGGCGGAGATCATCAGCTTCTTGGTGAGCAGGCCTGCGGCGGCGGCGTATTCCTTTTCGCCCAGCGCGCTGAACGCCATGGCGAGGAGGGATTTCAGCGCCTCGGCGCCGGCCTTGTGTGCGTCGCCGGTCATGCCAGGGCCGCTTTCACTTCGGCCAGCAGATCCTTGATCACGGGCAGGGCGCCATCGGCCCATTTTGCCTCGATCGTCGGCTCGGGGCCGAGCTCGATCGGGTTGGTGGCAAAGCCCGTTTTCATCGGGATGATGGTCTTGAACATGTCGAACTCGGCTTCCTGCGCGGCGGCCGCTTCGCGCATGGCGTTGAGGACGACCTGTTGGTGGGAAGAATTGTCATACCGGGTCGCCAGCACCATGGGGAGTCTCTTCACGTCGCGGTCGCGCAGGCCTTCCATCACGTCGCCGGTGAAGAGGTCGAGGCCCAGCGTGGACATGAAGTCCGGAATGGTGGGCACGATCACGAGGTGGCTGGCGGCCAGTACGGATTCGGTCATGGTCGAGATGCCGGGCGGGCAGTCGCACAGGATGACGTCGTATTTGGCTTTCAGCAGGTTGAAGTCGTCGCGCAGGCGCCGGCCGACCTGGTTTTCCAGGGCCTGCATGGAATAGCCCTGCTCGGTGAGATGGTAGATCAGCTCTTTCTCGGTCTTGCGCAGGCGCGGGCTGGACGGGATCAGGTCCAGCGGCAGCGGCTTGCCGCCCGAGGTCACGTCCGAGGCGTCGGTGACGATGAATTCCGACAGGCGCTTCTGCTCGTTCGCCTCGAAATTCTCAAGCAGCCAGTCGGAGATGGTGGCGTAGTCATTGATCGCCTGGAACAGGTGTTCGTCGCCCTCATGGCCGAAGACGAGCAGGGACGCGTTGGCCTGCGTATCGAGATCGACCACGAGCACGCGGCGGCCTTCTGCGGCAAAGGCTTCCGCGAGGCTGACCGTCGTGGTCGTCTTGCCGACGCCGCCCTTGGAATTGGCAATAGAAATGACGCGCGCTGACATGGCTGCAGCTCCTCAACCCCTTGAACCGGAAGCCTGAGAGAAAGCAGATTTGCGCCCCGGTGGCTACGCCCGAACGCTGCTGTTTTGTGGGACAATTCAGCGCCTCTCCCACAGGGTTTATCAAGAAGTGCTTTGTAAAAATTGAAGTATCTGGAATCCAATCCTCCGGAGGCGCCTGCATCTTAACTTACCGTCATCAGATGACGGAGGCGATTGCGGCGGCATGGCGTGGAACTGGAGACCCGGAAAAAACAGGCATGAGTCGAAATCGGCTCCACCGCTGGTAGCCCTGACGGGGCCGGGTGGTCCGAACTGGGGCGCGCGGGACGGTTCGGCCCTGACGCGGGACGGCTATCTGCGCAACGCCGTCGCCTATCGCTGCATCCGCATGGTGGCTGAAGCCGCCGCCTCCGTGCCGCTGGTGACGGCGCACGAAGCCGCCGCCCGCCTGATCCGCAAACCCGCGCCGGACATGGTTGGCCCGGCCTTCCTCGAAGGCGTCTACACCCAGCTGCAGCTGCACGGGAACGCCTTCATCGAGGCGGTGACCTTGCCAGATAAAGGGGCTGGCGAGGAAGACGGCATCGACGCGCTCTATCCGCTGCAGCCGGGCCGCGTGCGCCCCATCACCGATGGCCGCGGCTGGGCCGAGCGCTGGGCGGTGCGCGAACGGCGCGGGGAACGCATGCTGCCGCGCGAGGCGGTGTTGCATCTCAAACTGTTCCACCCGCAGGACGACATTCTCGGCCTGCCGGCGCTGGCCCCGGCCCGCCGCGCGCTGGACCTTCACAATGCCTCCGCCGACTGGGCGAAGAGCCTGATCGACAATTCGGCGAAGCCCTCCGGCGCGCTGATCTGGTCCGGTCATGGCCGCATGCCGCCCGAACAGTTCGACCGGCTGAAGCAGGATCTCGACGCGCTCTATTCCGGCGCGGCCAATGCCGGGCGGCCTTTGCTGCTGGAAGGCGGGCTCGACTGGCGGCCCATGTCGCTGTCGCCCGCGGACATGGATTTCCTGGAGGCCCGCAACAGCGCCGCGCGGGAGATTGCGCTGGCGCTCGGCGTGCCGCCGCAACTGCTCGGCATTCCGGGGGACAATACGTATACGAACTACAAGGAAGCCAATCTTGCCTTCTGGCGGATGACCGTGCTGCCGCTGGCCGAGAAGATGGCGGTCTCGCTGTCCGTCTGGCTGGACGAGCCGCTGGGCGGCGATGTGGAGGTACGCTGCGACCTCGACCGCGTGCCCGCGCTCTCTGCCGAACGCGAAACCCTGTGGGCGCGGCTGGAGGCGGCCTCCTTCGTGACGCCGGACGAGAAACGCAAACTGGCGGGGCTCGGCTGATGGAGATCGAGAAGAAAGTCACGGTCGGCCTGATCGTCGCGATCCTCGTGCAGACGGGCGGGGCGCTTGTCTGGGCAGGCTCTGCCGCAGAGCGCATCCGCGCCGTGGAGACCGAGCTGGACGACCGCAAGATGGTCTCCGAGCGCCTCGTGCGCGTTGAGGCCCAGCTGGAAGCTGTCAGTGGACAGCTCAACCGGATCGAGCGCCGCATGGAGGCGCGCGATGAGTGAGTTGTTGATCGAAGGCTATGCCGCCCTGTTCGGGATACCGGACCAGTCGGGAGACGTCGTGCGCGCGGGGGCGTTCGCGCACTCGCTCCGGTCCGGGGCCGCCCTGCCGATGTTGTTGCAGCATCGGCAGGGCGCGCTGGCCGGGCGCTGGACGCGGATCACCGAAGACGGGCGTGGCCTGTTCATGCGTGGGCTGATCGAAAAGCCGGGCGTGCAGCAGCTGGTGCGGGAGGGCCTCAGCGGTCTTTCCATCGGCTTCCGCCCGCGCCTGTGGAAGCCGCTGCCCGGCGGCGGGCGGGAACTGATCGAAGTGGATCTTGTGGAAGTGTCGCTGGTGCAGGCGCCGATGCAGGTCAGGGCGCGGTTTGGTGTGGTGGGGGCGGAGACACGCGCCGCCTGAGTGTCATCCCGGACGCTGCGAAGCAGCGATCCGGGACCCTGCGGCGGCAGGAGCAAATAAGGTCCCGGATAAGCGCTGCGCGCTTTCCGGGATGACAGGGAAGATTTTTCGAAGGAGTGGCAATGACCAAGGAAACCAAGATGGCAGGCGGCAACAAGGCGGCGGAGGCCGACCTGATGGCGGCGTTCGAAGCCTTTCGCGAGGCGAATGATGCGCGGCTGGCCGAGATTGAATCGAAAGGCGCAAGCGATCCGCTGACGGATGAGCGGCTCGCCCGGATCGACCGGCGGCTGGAGGCGCTGAGCCTGAAGATGGCCCGGCCTGAGGCAGGCGCAGCACCGGCGGCTGAACCCGATGCCCGCACCGAAGCGTGGGGGCGTTACCTGCGCCAGGGTGACGACAGCGGCCTCGCAAAGCTGGACGTGAAGGCGCTGAACACCGGCACCGATGCGCAGGGCGGCTATGTCGCTCCGCCGGAACTCGACCGCCTGATCGAAGCGCGCCTCTTGGCGGCAAGCCCGATGCGCCAGATCGCGACCGTGCGGCAGACCTCTGCCGGCACGTATCGCAAGCCGGTCAGCCTCGGCGCGGCGGCGAGCTGGGTGGCCGAGGAAGGCGCACGGACGGAGACGGCGCATTCCGGCCTCTCCCTGCTGGAATTCCCCGCGGGCGAGCTCTACGCCATGCCCGCAGCGACGCAGGCCCTGCTGGAGGACTCCTATGCCGACATCGACGCTTGGCTGGCGGACGAGGTGGAGAATGCCTTCGCCGCGCAGGAATCTGCCGCCTTCGTGACGGGCGATGGCACGAACAAGCCGAAGGGCTTTCTCGATTATGAGATCGTCGCCGAGGCCAGCCATGTCTGGGGCAAGGTCGGTTCCGTCGCCGGGGATTTCACGGCGGCCAATGCCGCCGACCAGCTGATCGACCTGATCTACACGCCGAAATCGCAGTTCCGCGCCAATGGCCGCTTCGTGATGAACCGGCGCACGGTGGCAGCCGTCCGCAAGCTGAAGGATGGCGATGGTCGCTATCTCTGGCAGCCGGGCACGGGCGGGGACCCGGCGACCATCCTCGGCTATCCGGTGACGGAAGTCGAAGACATGCCGGACATCGGCACGGGCAACGCGGCCATCGCCTTTGGCGACTTCCGCCGCTTCTACCTGATCGCCGACCGGCAGGGCGCCCGCGTCCTCCGGGATCCGTTCAGCGCCAAGCCCTACGTCCTCTTCTACACGACCAAGCGTGTGGGCGGCGGCGTGCAGAACTTCGACGCCGCGAAAGTCATGGTCTTCTAGCGGCGTCCCTTATCGCGTCATCCCCGACCGCGCAGCGGTCTGGGGATCCATCTCCGGTCACTTCCTCATGTGCATGAGGGGCCGGCAGGAGATGGGCCCCAGACGGGCGGGGCCCGTCGGGGGTGACGCCACCACAAAACTCTCTCTCAACAAAGGAAACCAACATGTTCGAATCTGTCATCGTCTCTATCATTCGTCAGGCCGCGCTGCTGACCAAGGCGCAGCAGGACGAGTTCACCACGAAAGTGGCCGAAGCCGTCGCCACCCTGATCAATTCGACCGAGACCGAAATCGACGACGAACTGATCCGCTCCATCGGCCTGCCGATCGGCTCGGCCGTGGTCGAGAAACTGGGAACGCTGGTCTAGGCGGTGTCGTCGGGCGCAAGTGGATCGCTCTTCCTTGCCCGGCGGCGAAGATAAACCCTGATCGTGATGGTCAACAGGCTGGCCGCGATCAGGGGCACGCCGAGGAAGAGGGCAATCGTCCGGTCCTCTATCGATAGCAGGATCGCGACGCCCAGGATCAGCGGTCCGTAGACGAGATTGAAGACGGCGTTCTTCCACAAAAAGTCGAGCATCGCCCGACACTAACAAGGAATTTGAAATGAGCAATCTGACGGTGATTACACCGCCAGCGGAGGAGGCTTTGTCTCTTGGCGCGGCGAAGGAGTATCTCCGCATCGGGCATGATGGGGAGGATGGGCTGGTGGCTGCGCTGATCCCGGCGGCGCGGGCGCGGCTGGAGATTGTGGGCGGGTTTGCCCTCGTGACGCAGACGCTGAAGCGCGGCTGGGATTGCTGGCCGCCGGGCGTGACGCGGCATGGCGTGCGCCTGCTGCCGGGGCCGGCCTCGGCGCTGGTCGCGGTGGAAATCATCGGGCTGGAAGGCGGCACGGAGACGGTCACCACGCGCTTTGTGCTGGAAGACGGGCGGCTGAAGCTGAAGCCTTTCGTGCCGCTGCCGGGCATTCCGCTTGGCGGGCGCGTGGAGGTGACGTTCGTGGCGGGCTATGGCGCGGCGGCGGATGTGCCGGCGGATCTGGTGCAGGCGTTGAAGCGGCTGGTGCTGGTCGCCTATCAGCGCGGCGAGGGCGCAGACCTGCCGGAAGACGTCGCGGCGATCCTGAACACCCGCACTGAGGTGCGGCTGTGAGTGGGCGGGCGGAGGAGGCCGTGCAGGCGGCACTGATGGCGCTGCTGCGCGCGGATGCGGGCGTCAAGTCCGTCTTCGGAACGCCCGCCCGCGTGCTGGACGCGGAGAGCGAGGAACCGCTCTACCCCTACGCGCTGATCGACCGGCACGAGACGAGCCCGGCCGGGGCGAGCCTGGTGGACGGGCTGGAGCATCGCATCACGCTGGCCTGCTACTCACGCGACTATGGCGTGCGCGGCGCGAAGGAATGTCTCTCGGCCCTTCGTGCGGCGGTGGAGGGCGCGGACTGGGCGGTGGAGGGCCAGCATGTGGTGCTGTCGCAGGTGATCTTCGCGGACGCCATGCGCACGCCGGACAAGCGCGCCTTTCGCGGCGTGGTGCGGGTGCGGATCATTTCAGAGGAGGCGGCCTGATGGCGGGGCAAAAAGGCAGGGACATCCTGCTGAAAATTTCAGATGGCGCGGGCGGCTTCGTCACGCTGGCGGGCATCCGCGCGAGCCGGATCCAGCTGTCTGCCGCTTTGGTGGACGCAACCAGCGCCGACAGCCCGGAGGCGTGGCGCGAACTGCTGGCCGGGGCGGGCGCAAAAGCGGCAAAAGTCACCGGCCGGGGCGTGTTCAAGGACGCGGCCAGCGATGCGCGGATGCGGGCCGTCTTCTTCGCAGGCGAGACGCCGGGCTGGCAGTTCATCCTGCCGGACTTCGGCACGCTGTCAGGCGCCTTCCAGGTCAGCGAACTCAGTTGGAGCGGCGAGCATGATGGCGAGGCGGAGTTCTCCGTCACGCTGGAAAGCGCGGGCCTCGTCAGCTTCGAGGCGATACCATGAACGCCGCCCGGGGAGAGACCAGCCTGATGATCGGCGGCACCGAGCGGCGGCTCTGCCTGACGCTCGGTGCGCTGGCGGAGATCGAGGCGGCCTTTGGCTGCAAGCGGATGAGCGAGCTGGACGCGCGGCTGCGCAGCCTGTCAGCGGCGGACCTGATGCTGGTGCTGGCCGCCCTGCTGCGGGGCGGCGGTGAAGACGAGGCCGCAACGCGTCTCGGCAGCGCAGACGTCTCCCCCGGTGCAGCGGCGCGGGCGGTGGCGGAGGCGTTCCGGCTGGGGCTCGCGGCGTGATGCTTCCGTGGGCGGTGATGTTGCGGGCAGCGCTGTCTGCGGGGGTCACGCCGGACGCGTTCTGGCGGCTGTCCCTGCGCGAGTGGCGGTGGCTGGCCGGTGAAGGTGGCGAAGCAATGAGCCGGGGACGGCTCGCGGCGCTGATGGGGGCATATCCGGATGGGGAGGTGCGTGCCGCTTCATCCTTCGACTTCGCTCAGGATGAGTCCCGCACTTTTTGAGCGCTCATGCTGAGCGAAGTCGAAGCACGAGCGCGGGTTGTTCGGAATCACGCAGCAATTGGAGAAAGAAGTGGACAATTTCGAGAGTGATCTCGCCTCAGCCGCCGATGCGCTGCGGGCGCTGGCAGAGGGGCCGGGGGCGGAAGCGGCGGGCGCGCTGGAAGAGACCTTCGGGCAGGCCGGCGCGCGCATCGAGGCGACGCTGGCACAGGCGGCGCGTAGCGGCGAGCTGGATTTCCAGCGCATGGCCGATGCCATCCTGCGCGACATTGCGCGGGTGGCCGCCGAAGCCGTGTTCAATGGCGGGCAATCCTCTTCCGCCCTGAACGTCAACATGAACTTTGCGCAGGGTACGGAACAATCTGCCGTGACCGGGCGCAATGCCATCGGCGCCGTGCTGGCACGTCTGGTCAGTCAGGGAGGGCGGTTCCTGTGAGCCTCAGCAATTTTCACGAAGTGAGCTTCCCCGTACCGCTGGCGCTGGCGGCAAGCGGCGGGCCGGAGCGGAAGACCGAAGTCGTTACGCTGGCGAGCGGGGCGGAGGCGCGCAATGCGCTGTGGGCGGGGTCCCGCAGACGCTGGGATGTGGGCAGTGCGATCACGCGGCTGGACACGCTGCAGTCGGTGGTCGCTTTCTTTGAGGTGCGCGGCGGCCGGCTTTTCGGCTTCCGTTTCCGCGATGCGCTCGACGACCGCAGCTGCGCGCCGGGCGTGGCCGTGAGTGCCACCGACCAGGTGATCGGTACGGGCGATAGCGAGACGGCGGCCTTCCAGCTGGTGAAAGCCTACGGCACTTATGCCCGGCGCATCCTGAAGCCGGTGGCGGGCAGCGTGCTTGTGGCGGTCGATGGCGTGCCGGCCTCCGCTGACGTGGACGAGACAACCGGCATCGTCACGCTGGCCTCCGCCCCGGCAGAGGGCGCGAGCATTACGGCAGGCTATCGCTTCGATTGCCCGGTGCGGTTCGACACGGACAGGCTGGACGTAAACCTCGAAGCTTTTGGCGCGGGCCGTGTGCTGAGCATTCCCCTGATCGAACTGGTGGGCTGAGTCATGCGGCTGATCGATAATGAACTTACGGCGCGGCTGGAAAGCGGCGCGACGATGACCTGCCTCTGCTGGCGCCTGACGCGTGGCGACGGTTTCGTGCTGGCGGCGACGGAGCATGACCGCGCGCTGCTTGTGGACGGCGTGACCTATTCACCGGGTGGGGCGCTCAGCGCGGGCAGCTTCACGCAGAGCGCAGGCCTGCAGCCGGGACAGGCCGCGGCGGGCGGTGTGCTGGCCGACGACGCGATCACCGAGGCGGATCTTGCCGCCGGTCTGTGGGATGGTGCGCGCGTTGAGGTTCTGCGCGTGGACTGGGAACGGCCAGACCTGTTCGTGCAGGTCTGGAGCGGGCGCCTCAGCGAGGTGACGCGCGGCCCTGGCGGGTTCGAGGCTGAGCTCATCTCTCTCAAGGCCGATCTGGAGCGGCCAGTGGGGCGCGTTTATGCGCGGGCCTGCGATGCGGTGCTGGGCGATGCGCGTTGCGGCGTGGAGACGGGCGCGTTTCCGGGCCTTGCCTGCGACCAGCGCTTCGCGACCTGCCGGGATGTGTTCGGCAATCAGGAAAACTTCCGGGGCTTCCCGCATCTTCCGGGGGCGGAGTTCGTGCTTGAAGGCCCGGCGGCGACCGGTAACACAGGGGGCAAGCGATGAAACGGGCAGAGATTGTGGCCGCCGCACGCGGCTGGATCGGTACGCCTTACCGGCATCAGGCCAGCCTGAAAGGCGCAGGCTGTGACTGCCTGGGCCTTGTTCGGGGCGTCTGGCGGGAACTGGTCGGGGCGGAGCCGGAAGCGGCACCTGCCTATTCGCCGGACTGGGCCGAGGCATTGGGCGAGGAAACGCTCATGGAGGCGGCGCGGCGGCATCTGCTGGAAGTGCCAGTCGGGGCAGCGGGTGCGGGCGATGTGCTCCTGTTCCGCATGGCGGCGGGCGTCCCGGTAAAGCATTGCGGCATCGCCACCGGCGAAGGCACGCTGGTGCACGCCTATTGGGGGCGGTCGGCAGTGGAGACGCGGCTGGTGCCGTGGTGGCAGCGGCGCGCAGTGGCGGCGTTCCGCTTTCCGGGGGTGGAGGAATAGGCATGGCACAGATCGTTCTATCCCAGGCCGGGGCGGCGCTGGGGCGGCATTTGCTGCCGCAGGGGCTGAAACTGCTGGGCACGCAGGTGGCGGGCGCGGCGATCGGGCGGACTGTTGGCTCACTGGCGGGCAGGCTGATCGATGCGCGTCTCGTCCCGCCGGTGGAAGGCCCGCGCGTGAAGACGCTGCCGGTGATGGAGTCGCGGGAGGGCGTCGGCATACCGTCTGTCTACGGGCGGATGCGGGTGGCCGGGCAGGTGATCTGGGCGTCAAGGTTCCGGGAGCATCGTACGACGCAGTCCAGCGGCAGCAAGGGCGGCCCCCGCGTGACCAGTTATGACTATACGGTGAGCCTCGCCGTGGCGCTGGGTGAGGGGCCGGTGCTGGCCGTGCAGCGTGCCTGGGCAAATGGCGAGGCGTTCGACCTGTCGCAGGTGACGCATCGCCTGTATCGCGGGGAGGCGGATCAGCCGCCGGACCCGCTGATCGAGATGATTGAAGGCGCCGCGCCGGCCTATCGCGGCACGGCCTATATCGTGTTCGAGGACCTGCCGCTGGGCGATTTCGGCAATCGTATCCCGCAGCTGAGTTTCGAAATCGTCCGTGTGCCGCCGGGCAGTGACACGCCGGGGCTGGACGCGTCTGTCACCGGGGTGAACGTCATCCCGGCGTCCGGCGAGTTTATCTATGCAACGGAAATCGTGCGCGAGCGGGTGCGCCGCGGGCAGGAGCGGGCGCTGAATGCCAATTCCGGTGAGGCGCGGGCAGACTTTCTTGTGTCACTGGACCAGTTGGAGGCGGACCTGCCGCGCGTGAACCGGGCGGCGCTGACGGTTGGCTGGTTCGGCACCAGCGTGGCGGCGGGCGATTGCCAGATCCATCCGGGTGTGGAGACGCGGGAACGGGTGACTGTGCCGCAGAGCTGGCGCGTGGCGGGCATCGGGCGGGCGGAGGCGTATCTCGTCTCGCGCGATGAGAGCGACCGGCCGAACTATGGCGGCACGCCCTCCGATGCCAGCGTGAAACAGGCGATTGCGGAGATGACTGCGCGGGGGATCGCGGTAACCTTCTCGCCCTTCCTGTTCATGGACAGCGAGGGATTCCCCTGGCGCGGGCGGATTGGCGTGAGCGCCGATGGCACGGCGGCGGCGCGCAGCGAGATCGACGCCTTTGTGAATGGGGCGAACGGCTTCCGGCATTTCATCCTGCACTATGCGAACCTCTGCGCGGCGGCGGGCGGCGTGGAGGCGTTTCTGATCGGCAGCGAGATGGTGGGGCTCACGCGTGTGCGGGACGAGGCGGGTGCGTTTCCTTTTGTAGAAGCGCTGGTGTCGCTGGCGGCGGAAGTGAAGGCGATCCTGCCGGGAGCGAAGGTATCTTATGCCGCGGACTGGACGGAGTATGGCGCCTATGTACCCGGCGATGGCAGTGGCGATGTGTTGTTCCCGCTGGATGATCTGTGGGCGAGCGCCGACGTGGATTTCGTCGGGATCGACTGGTATCCGCCCATGGGGGACTGGCGCAGTGGAACGGATCATCTGGATGCGCTGGCGGGTTATGCCGGACCGGATGACTCGGATTACCTCGCCTATCAGATCAGCGGCGGGGAGGCCTATGACTGGTATTATGCCAGCCAGGCGGACCGGGACGCGCAGGTGCGTACACCGATCAATGACACGGCGTATGGCGAGCACTGGGCGTTCCGCGCGAAGGACCTTTCGGGGTGGGCCGGGAACCTGCATTACCCGCGCCCCGGCGGTGTGCGGGCGGGGGCGCCGACGGGCTGGGTGCCCGGGTCGAAGCCTGTTCGTCTGAGTGAGATCGGCTTCGGCGCGGTGGACAAGGGCGGCAATGCGCCGAACCTTTTCCATGATCCCAAGAGCACCGAGAGCGCCCTGCCGCCATATTCCAGCGGATCGCGGGATGATTTGTTCCAGCGTCAGGCGCTGGCGGTGACGCTGGCGCATTGGGAGGCGAGCCCGCTGGTGGAGGCCGCGATGGTCTGGGCCTGGGACGGGCGGCCGTTCCCGGCCTGGCCGCTGCGGGATGACCTCTGGGGCGACGGGGCCAACTGGGCGCTCGGGCACTGGCTGAACGGGCGCGCGGGTCTTGCAGCGCTTGGCGATGTGGTGCGGGACATCTGTCTACGCGGCGGCGTGGAAAACGTGCACGCGAGTACGCTCGACGGTGTGGTACAGGGCTTCACGCTCGACGGCGTCTATAGCGTGCGCGGGGCGCTGGAGCCGCTGAAGCTGGCCTTCGGGTTTGAGGCTGTGGAGCGGGATGGCGCGATCGTGTTCCGTATGGAAGGCGATGGGTCGGTTCACGAAATCGACAGTGAGCGGATCGGTGAGGACGGCGTCTCTGCCACAAGGCACCTGCTGGACAAGGCGCCCGGCCGGCTGCGCCTGCAATTTGTCGACGGGGCGGAGCGTTTCGGTCCGGCTCTGGCGGAAGCGCGCCGGACGGTCGGGGACATGCGGCTGGTCGCCGATGCGAGCCTGCCGCTGCTTCTCTCATCCACCGAGGCGGAGGAAATTGCCGGGCGGCTGCTGGCCCGGGCCACACAGGGCGAAACGGCGGAGGTGACGCTGCCACTGTCCGGTCTTGCGGTCGAACCGGGCGATGCGCTGCGGCTGGATGGCGGTGCGCTGTGGCGGGTGGATGAGGTGGTGGACCGGGGCGCGGAACGTGTCCTGTCGCTCAGGGAAGACCCGCCGGAAGCGAACCGGGTTCGCGCGGCCGGGATCGGGGGCGTGCCTGCGCCGGCGCCAGTGTTTGGCGGCGTGGACCTCGTGCTGATCGACGGCCCGCGTCTTGCTGGTGAGGCGTCCGGTGTGCGTGTCGCAGCCTGGGCCGATCCCTGGCCGGGAGAGGTCGCCATTCTGGCCGGGTCGGACGCCGGCGCGATGACCGAACGGGCGAGGCTGACACGTCCGGCTGTGACCGGAACTCTTGTCGAAGCGGCGGCCGCAGGGCCGGTCGGCCGGTGGGACAGGCGCAATATGCTCCTTGTGGAAACATCCGGCAGCTTCGCCAGCCTGCCGCGGGCGCAGGTGCTGGCGGGGGGCAACCTTTTGCTTCTGGAAACCGCCGAAGGATGGGAACTTCTTCAGTTCGAGACAGCGGAGCTGGCCGGGTCGGACCAATGGGCGCTATCAGGCCTGTTGCGGGGGCAGCGGGGCTGCGTCAGCGCGGCTGCTGCGGCCGGGGCGCGGGTCCTGCTGCTGGACGGCGCGGATAAACTGGCCACTGTGTCCCCGGAGGAAATCGGCATCGCGCTGGACTGGCGCAGCCCCTGGGATGAGCCTCAGCCGGTCTCTTTCGCTGACGAAGGCGGGCGCCCCTGGCCGGTTTGCCATGTTCGCGCTGAGGACGGACAGCTGAGCTGGGTGCGCCGCGGGGCGGATTTGCCGGAAAGCTGGGCCCTGCCGGAGGGCAGCAATACGGGCCAGTTTGCCGTTCAGTTCGATACCGGCGCAGGCTTCGCGGACGAGACACGGCTGCAAACGCCGCTGGCCGCCATCCCGGCGGAGGCCATTGCGGCGCGCGTCGCTGAAATCGGCGCAGATGGCCGCACCGGTCCATGGGTTCCAATAAGCCTCGGGACACCCTAACTGTATGTCAGCAAATGAAATACCAGAAGGATCCGACTCACTTGGCCATCGACCCCTATATCGTGCTCGGCGTTCCGCGCTCGGCGACGGAGGCCGAGATCAAGAAGGCTTACCGGGCAAAGGCGAAAGCCCTGCATCCCGACCAGCACAAGGACGACCCGAAAAAGGCGGACGAGTTCAAACGCGTCTCTGCGGCCTACGAAATTCTGGGCGACAAGGAAAAGAAGGCGAAGTTCGACCGTGGCGAGATTGACGGCGACGGCAATCCCACCGGATTCGCCGGAGGCGGTCATCCGGGCGCTCATCCCGGAAGCGGCGGTTTCCGCTGGCAGAGCACGTCCGGCCGCAGCCCGTTCGAAGGCGCGCAGGGCGACCCGTTTGAAGACATTCTCTCCGGCATGTTCGGCGGAGGCCGGTCGCGCCGGGGCGGACCGGGGCCGCAAAAGGGCCGTGATGTCCGCTACCGCGTGCAGGTCGAGTTCGAGGACGCCGTGCTTGGCGCACGCCGCCGCATGACCATGGCGGACGGCCGGGCGCTCGACGTGAACATTCCGGCCGGGATCGAGTCCGGACAGACGCTGCGCCTGAAAAGCCAGGGCCAGCAATCGCCTTATGGCGGCCCGCCCGGCGATGCGCTGCTGGAAATCGAGGTGCGCCCGTCGAAAGTGTGGGAGCGGGACGGCAAGGATTTGCGCATGAAGCTGCCCATCGGCCTGAAAGAGGCTGTGCTCGGCGGCAGCGTAGAAGTGAAAACGCCGTCTGGCCATGTCACCCTGAAAGTGCCTGCGGGCTCCAATACCGGGGCGCAATTGCGCCTGAAGGGCAAGGGCGTGAAAACCACACCGCCGGGCGACCTTTATGTCCGGCTGGAGATCGTGCTGGAAAACCCGAAGGACGAAGGCCTGCGCAAATGGGCGGAAAAGTCCTGAGCGTGCCTTGAGGCTGGCCTCCCTTGTTCCGGGGATAGGCGGCCGGGCGCTTGCCCTTAAACAGGATGGTTCCGGAAACTGATCCTGAAGGGGGCGCCTGTCATGCGCGTAGTCATCATTGGCTTGTCCATACTCACACTTTCGGCCTGCGGGGCGGCCGGTTCCGAAACCGGGACCCAAGACGCAGTTGGGCCGTGCGGCAATATCCAGCCCATCCTCAACGCGCGCAGCGAAGGCGAACCCTTTGGCAGCCTGCAGGGCGCCAACAAGATGATGGGTGACACGCCGCTGCCGGACACGTTTATCGGGATGCACAAGGCTTTCGGTGCGGCCTGTACCGCCAGTGTTATGGACGGTTTTGGCGCCGGCTCGACGATTTACACCTACAGCTGTCCATTGTTCGAGGGTAATTCCATGGGCCGGGATGCCGAGCGCGCAGACGCTGAAGCGGCGTTCGCTATGGCAGCCAGTGAAATGCGGGCCTGTCTTGGCGAGGCATGGGAAACCGCCGAGGACACCGAGAACGGGGATTATCAGGTGTACCACAAATTCACCTACAAACCGGTGGCCATGGCCGACAGCGCAAGCGGTTTCACGGTCGATCCCGCCTTTCTGGAGATGAGCTATACGCCCTTCATGCGCGGGCGGGGCGGGCCGTCGGGCTGGCAGGTCGTGTTGCAGTTTCAGGCGCAGATCGACGCCCCGGCGGAGGAGTAGGAAGATGCGGAAACAAGCAGGAATTCTCAGAACGGCCTTCGTGCTGGCTGCGGCGCTTGTGCCGGCAGGCGCGGCGCTGGCCGATTGCGCGGAGCTGAAGCAGGTCGCAGACAAGCTGGAGGCCCCCCGGCCGCTGACGGCGGACTTTCCGCTGGCCACTGGCTGGCTGCACCGCGATGTGGCGCTGACCGGCAATTGGGTTCTGGACGGGTTCGACGACTGCCGTCTGGTGGATGGGCCGATCGGCAAGGCGAACCCGAAATATGTCACGACGGCGTATGAGTGCCACTTGCGGGAGATGCCGGGCAGTGAAGACGGCGCAGAGATGATGGTTTCGGACCGGGCCGCATTCGAGACGCGGCTGAGGTCAGCGCTCGGATGGCTGCAGCCATGCCTGGAGAGCGGCGAAGCCGGCTTTGAGCGGGATACAGGCAGCCAGGGCACGACGGAGCGATTCGTGAGAATCCAGAGGGAAGGCGAGACGCTTGGCCTGTACGAAAGAGCGCGGATTGCCCTGTCCATGGAAAGCTGGAGTGACGCGCGCCCGTACAATGATCCGAGGGCCGGATTTACCATGTCGATGACACCGCGGGACATGAAGCTGGTGATTTTCAGCCCGTCCTGGACACTTGGCCCGCCCTGA